TCTAAGCTTACGCCCTCTATTTCGTAGGTGCCATTATTCCAGCTTATTTTATTGGTAGCGTCTACGTCGCTTCTATAACGAATAGTAAAACGTACCTTATTTACGCTAGTAGTTTTAGCGGTTTCTTCCCCTTCTTTGGGTACACCTCTATACTCTACTTTAGCCCATACGTTAGCCAGGTCGCTATAGGTACGTACGTCCTCGCCGAAGGAGTCCTTAGCTATTGTAGCGCTTCTAAGCGTTATACGTCTATCTAGCTTACCGGGATCAATCAAAGCGGAAAACTCTATAAGGGTTTAGCAAGTGCTCGCTAGCTGTTGGTAAGCGGTGTACGCTGTCTACTCGCTTCTCGTACATTTCGCCAATAATCAAAAGTAAAGCTACTTTAATGTTAGCCGGTACGTCCGAAGCTTGAGTATAACCGCAGGTGTAACGAATAATAACAGCGTTTACCGTGTCTTTTGTAGCTTGCCAGCCTTGATCGGGCATTATACGCGCAGGCTCGCTAACTAAGTCGGTAGCGTAATCGCTAGCGCTTACTGTTTGCTCGTCTCCGTTGCCGTCTACATACTTAACACTAGCTACGCTTTGTACTGGTCCTCTACTTAAATAGATTATATTTTTGTCCCCTTGGAACGGATCTACTCCCGTTTTATACACCGGGAAGAAGTCGTAAAATTCATCTATTACCGTAGTCAATAAGAACCGCCCTAAGTAGTGCTCGCCTATTTGCGTAGCAGCGTCTATAAGTACCCCTAGTAGAGTATCCTCGTCGCTAGAGTCTACGCGTAAATAGTCCTTAACCTCTTGTACGGTTAAAGCCTTTAAAGTTGCTGGGGTTACTATACTATAGCTCATTACTTAGCTTTGCGGGTTGTTCTTTTTGTGGTCTTTTTGCTTACTGCTCTCTCAGCTTTAGCCGCTTTCTTCTCCTCTACTACCGAGCAAAAGCCAGCGTTTAAATATTGATCCGCTACTGCAGCGGGTAGCTCTACTACTTGCCCTTGAGCGTAGTAGAGGTCTACCCCTGCTATAGCTTGGTTAAATATAACCTTCATTAAGCTTGTACTAAGTGCTTAATAGCGCTTGACTGTAATACGTTACCGTCAATTCTACGGTAGCCGATAAAGCCAGTACTTAACTCGTCAGCGTAACGCTCGTTTAAGCGTAAGATTTGTACGCCGCCGGCTTCGTGTACGTAGTACTGCGAAAGGTCCCCAAATAAAATAGTTTTCTTAGCAGTAGCTATTGAGTCCATATCTTCATTGATGTAGACCGGCTTACCAAATAACATATCCGGCTCCCCTACAGCCATAGAAGGTACGTAAGCTGGGAAGTCGTTTGTCTGCCCGAATCCTAAAACTCTAATAGCTTTAGCTGTAGTAGAGTTCATCATAAACCCAGCGCCCGGAGCGTTACGGTAAGAAGCGTCTACGCTATAGAATAGGTCCATAACTTCGCTGATAGTAACAGCAGTAGCGGAAGCAGCAGTCTTACCTGCGCTAGAGCCAGTTACAATACCTTGAGGAGCATTAGCATCTCCTGCACCCGTAGTTAAACCACCGTTAATACCGCGGTTTAAACGCTGTGCTAGCAAGTTACCTACAAAGCTAGAAAGGTCAAAAGCGTTATCGCTCATTAACTGGTTTGATACTTGTACCAATCCCGAAGAGTAAGTAAACGGATCAAACTTCACGTTTGTAAATTCCATATCCTTACGAGTAACCGCTGTAGCTTGTCCTAAGATAGCACCTACTACGCCGGTATCGTCAGTTGCAGGCAAGTTGAAAGGCTGACCGTTAGAAGTACGCAAAACAGTAGCTACCTTCTCAATATCCGATTTAAATAACTCGGTAGCGCTTATAAAGTCGCTCCAATTTTCCGGTACTAAGAAACCGCCGTTAGCGTCTACGTTAGATACGTTAGCAGCATCTGCACCCGCAGCGCGGAGCTCTTGAATAGCTCTAGCCTCTCCAGCAGTTAAGCCTTGTACACCTTTACGCAAGTAAGCGTTAAAAGCGTCGCGAGCTTCTACCTTAGCAGGAGCTGCGCTTTCGCGTACCTCGTCAGCTTTAGAAGCTAGCTCTTTAGTTAAGTTCTCCAAGTTCTCTACGCGCTTTACATTTTCGCGTAGTTCTTCTTGTTCTGCGTAAATCGCATCGAATTTTACAGTTTCCTCTTTGGTTAGCTCGCGTGCCTCTGCTTTAGCAGCCGCTACCATTCCTTTTAATTGCTCGTTAAGAGCGGCGCGCTTTTCGCGCATTTGTTTAGCATTCATCGTTAAAAGCTAGTTTAATTAAATTTTCGTAAATAGTGTAATTTACTTCCTTCTCCGTTTTCTCTCTCGCTTCCTCCGCTTCGCCTTCGCCGTTAGGCTCGGCGCTGCGTAGTCCGCTTGAGGCTGACGCGTAAGCCGGAAAAACTACGGCGCTGACGTCAAATAAAGAACTTACGCTCTCTATATATCTTACGTGCTGGCCGTCCTCTAGGCGCCAGCTATCTTTATCTACAGTAAAGCCAAAACTTGACTGCGTTAAATCTCCTCTTTTGTAAAGCTCTAGTAAGTCATTACCGTAGCTAGTGTTAGGCATCTCAAACCGATAGTAAAGGCCTTTATCGTCCTCCTTAACTTCTAAAGTACCGCTAGCAGTTCTAGCTAGCAGGTAGTTACTATCGTGGTTATAGAGCGCTCGTATATCGTCGTTAAGAGCGTTTTTAAAAGCTCCTGGTAGTATGATCTCCCTAAAGCCTCCTAAGTCCTCGCTCATTGAATTAAAAACACTAGCGTAACCTTCTACCGTTCTGCCCTCTAGAGCTCGCGTTTCGCTGTTGTAGCTTCTTTGCTCTACTAAGTTCTCTTTACTGCGTACCTCTGCGCCGTCTACTTTCGTTAAGGTGCTGAATAGGTGCGCTACTCTTAGCGGCGGCTTACGCTCTACGAAAGCTTGCTCTTCGCTATCGTATTCGTAAATACTTATAAGCGCTGCCGGATCTTCCGCAGTTCCGTTTACTTTAAAACCGCTGTCGCTTTCTATTTGTCCGTTACGCTCTACTTCTACTATAACCCCTTGGCTACGTCCTCCGGAGCTATTCCAGCTTACGAAGTCCCCTACGTTTACCTCGTCGGCTTCCGCTCGGTCCTCGTCTTCTTTATAGCCGGCTTCCTCCATTGGTTCCGATTTGCCGTAAGTTATAATAATCTCGGTAGCTGTTTCTTCTACCTTCTTTATATGGCGCTCGCTTTTTTCTTCTTTCATATTTTCTAAGGTTCTTTCTGCCCAGCGGTGCATTTCATCACCGCCCCAAGCTGCGTACATTATAGAGCCGCATATTTGCTTACCGTCCTCGTCTTTAAAACGTCCTTTATCGTAAACTTTAGCTCTAGATAAAAAGCTATAAATACGAGGTAAGCGCTGCTCCGTTATAGCTTCTTTATTAGCTATTATTCGGGCCGATTCCCAGCCTACCGGCGTACCGCAGTCCGTCCCTTCCTCCTCTCGGATTTTTAGAGCTCTCTTTGCGTTATCTACTGCGGCTTGTGGGTAGTCGGTCCAGGGCATTTAGTCAGCGTCTACGTTAGTGTTATCTTGTCCGCTTTGGACCATATTTAAAGGCTGAAGGTATACGTCTCCACCTTCTACCGGGTTAAGGTTCTCTAGGTCCCTAATATCGTTTACCGATAACCAGCCCCACTGCCTAGCAGTAGCGTAAGCTTCGTACCTTGCCTTTTGGTCCCCTCGCATTAAGCCCTCTACCGTAAAGTAAGCGTAGTAGTTACTTTCGTCCTCTCTAAATAGCTTACGGTTTAGCTCTACTTCCATACGTCTAACGTAAGGCGTTATGCAGTCTCTAACCATTTGTATAGCCTGCTGCTCTACGTTAGCTCTAGTGCTTGAGTTCTCAAGGTCCGCTAAGTAGCTCGGAGGTATTCTAAAGATTCTAGCTATTTCGTTTACTTGGAATTTACGAGACTGTAAAAACTGGGCCGCCTCCGGATCAAGTCCAACCTTCTCGTACTTCATACCTTCCTCAAGTATGGCCGTTCCGTGGGTATTGCTTAGTCCTGCGTTAGCTCTATTCCAGCTTTGTTTAACTCGGTTTATAGCTTCTAAAGATAAACGGCCAGGGGCAGTAATTACCCCGCCGGTATTCGCTCCATTAGAATAGAAACGCGCGCCGTACTCTTGGGCCGCTAGCCCAATAGCTACGGCTTCGCGTGCTACTTGTATAGGGCTCTTACCCGTTAAGCCGTTAAAGCTTAACCCTACAAAATGTAATACCTCGTAATCTAGGTAAGTGTGCTTCTTATCAAAAACGTAAACCTTCTGCCCTTCTACTATTTTAACCTCAACCTTTAACGGGTTAAGAGGTAGTAAGGCCACCGGACGGCCTGCGGCGTTTAGTTCTATCTTAGCATAACTGTTACCGTGTAACACTAAGTTAGAAGCCATAGCCTCGCGGAAGGTAAACGTAGAGCTTAAAGAATTAGGAGCTTTAGCTAGTAAGTGCTGTACTGGATGCTCACGCGCTACAGTTCTGCTCTCTCCGTCGTAGTTGTATACGTTTAGAGGTATGCTAGCTATCGTTTCGCTTATGATCCTTACAGCTGCGTAAACAGCGCTAAAGGTTAGCGCGTTATCTTCGCTTACTTGTACTCCCGTTTTGCTAGTATTAAAAAGCCCCGTAAGCCAAGCAGCAGGGTTAGCTAAACTAGTGCTGGGGTTTTCCGGGGAGCTTCTAAATAAGCGGGCTAGTAGCCCTGGGTTTTTATTTTCTGCCAAAACTTAGAAGTATATACTTTATGCAAATATACAAAAAAAAGTATTTACTTCTTGTTTGTTTAGCTTTTTTATTGTATAAGGAGCCTAGTAATTTTAAAGCGGTCGTTCTCGTAGTAGTTGCACTTGGAGTTTATAACCTTGGTTAAAGTACTGTAGTTTAATTCTAAGGCCTTACAAGCTTTGGTAAGTGTCCTAAAGCCTTCTACCTTTCTAGAGCTCTTAAACTCTACTAAAATAATCCTCATATAAATAAAATAGCGTTATCGTATTCCTTTTCTATGCAAGCTTCGCAGGCTTGCGAATCTTCTCCAGCTTCCGTATAAATAGCGCAAGCTTCGCAGTAGTAACCTATCTTAATAGACATAACCTAAAAAAATGTACTGTATAAAGCTCATAGCTTTAAATAGTAGGTTCATAGCTGGGAAGAATAGCAGCCCGCTAGCTACTATTATTAAGAGCGTCCTCGCGTCTCTTTGGTCCTGGGTTATTACTTTCTTTGCCATTGTTTTAAATAAAATTTAGCTTTCTCTAAGCTGTTAAACTTGCGGCTTCCGTAGAAGCTTGGGGTATTCGGTAAGGCGGTAAAAGAGCCGGGCTGAGTCTCTAAGATCTCAGCGCCGGCGTATTGTATTACTCTCTTTAGTTTCATAAAGCGCTCCTTATATAGTATCTGCTTCTGCCAGTCTTGCATTATATTCTAGCTAATACTTTTAGACATTTAGCTTTTGTTTTGTGGCTAAATAAAAAGTCTCCTTCGCTATCGTAAACATACCAAGAGCTATTATCTTCGTGCAAATTTCTAGCTATTACATAAGTAATACCGTTTAAAATTACTTGGTATTCGCCTTTTCTTAGTTTAGTTGTTGCCATTTGTAGTAGTTGTTGTTGTTATTACTGGTGTAAATCTAAGGCCTTCCACTATTCTATGCAAACTTTTCCCTAAAAATTTTCATTTTTTTTTAGTGTGTAGCATTCGCCTTCTACCAATATATTAACGCAAGCCCCATCTTTACTAAGCTGCGGAAAGGCTACTATTTTTTTATCCATTAAAAAAAAAGTTATTTTTTTAGCTTCCTCTACCGTCATTATAAAATAATTAAGTCCCGCTCGTCGTATATACTGCCTTCCTCGTCGTCCGTTCTATGCTTCACTAACCAAATACCCACCGCCATAGCCCAAGCTTGCGCGACATCTATTTTATCCGTGCTCTTAGCTTTGTCAAACTTTAAATTACCTGCCGGATCGCTTTTAGCTTGCACATTACTAACGCACCACCTCAACAGCCTATTACTGTTATGAGCTATTTGGTTGCTCCTTATCCATATTTCTAGCTGCTTAATGGCTGGGCTCATACTTGCGAAGCCTTGGCCGTAAGGCTCCACCGGTAGACCTTCCTCCGCTAAGTCCGCTATAAGACTGCTAGAGTTCCATCTATCGTAAGCTATCGCCCGGATATTAAACAGCTCCGCTACCTCGTAAACTACCTTACTAATATAGCGGTAGTCCGTTACGTTGCCCTCCGTTACGTCTAGCTCGCCACTACTTATAAAAGCGTTGTAGTCCGCTCCGCTCTTACCTTGCCTTCTATCTACTGCCGCCTCACTTACCCAGGACCATACCAAAGTTTTAAAAGGTTCTCCTTCATAGACCGGAGGAAAAACTAAAACTAGCGCCGTTAAATCTTCAGTACTTGCAAGGTCTAAGCCTGCGTAGCAGTCTCGCCCTTTCAAGTCCTCTATATTGTACTCCTCGCTACAGCTCATAAAATCCTCATCACTTACCCAGCGTACCTCGCTCGTAGTCCATTGGTTCAAGTGCAGCCTCCTAAAAGTATTCTCATAGGTTACTAAGGCTTTAGCTTTTTGCGCTTGCGCTTTTATATAGTCCTCCTTAATCGTTATGCCGTAACCGGGGTTAGCTTTCTTCCAAGTCTTGGGGCTATAAATATCGTCCTCCTCGTCAGCTTCGAAGATATGCGGGTAAAAGGTAGGATCTTCTATAATACCGTCCCTTACCTTTTTAGCGTAGTCGTATACCTCGTAGCAAATGCTTTCTTTATTCGTTCCCGCTGTAGATATGCTAAAAAAAAGCGGTTGCCTTCTCGCTCCGCTCGCTGTCTTCATTACGTCGTAAAGCTCTCGGTTTGGCTGGCTGTGGAGCTCGTCAAACAAAACCGCGTGAGCATTATAACCGTGGGCAGTATCTGCGTCAGCGCTTCGAGCTTGTATAAAGCTTCCGTCTTTACCTACTATACTGTTACGGTATACCTTTACCTTATCCATTAGCAAAGGAGACTGTAGGACCATTTGCTTTTGAATTTCGTGAATCATTCCAGCTTGGCCCCGGTCCGCAGCGCAGACTATTATCTCAGCTCCTGGCTCGTTATCTGCTACCAATAAGTAAAGACCTAGAGCTGCTAGAAAATTAGTCTTACCATTCTTACGAGGCCAAAAGAGGAAGGCTTCGCGCGTAATGCGTAAGCCGTCCTCGTTCACGTTGCCGAATATATCGCTTATTACTTGCTTTTGAAAAGGCTCTAGTATAAAGGGCTGCTTCGCTAGCTCTCCTTTCGTATGCGTAGTAATACGCTCTATAAACTTTATTACTCTCTCTGCTTTGTGTTTATCGTACATTCGGCTACATATCTATAATATCGTCTATATCTAAAGTCCTGCCTTCCGGCCTCTCTAGCTTGGATCTACTAGCAGGCGTTAAACCAAATTCTATTAGCATCATTCTAATACGGCGCCACGCGTCCGCGCTTTGAGCTGCGGCCGGGTGCGCCTTTAATACTTTAGCTCCGTTGCTGCTGAAGGTTTCATATATACGGCCTTCCTTTTGTAGCTTGAGCTCTGCGCTGTACCATTCCTGGTAAGCCATAGCTAAAAGCTCTAGAGCTGTGTCGTCTATTTGACTAAGCAGGCCCATACTATGCAGGTGGCTTACGCTTCGCTCGTACATTAGCTTACCCTTTGCTTTTAAGAAGCTGGGGGCTTTATTTACGGGCTTACTTACCGTAGTAGTTACCGGGTTTTTTGGTGCTCGGTCCTTTCGTGCCGTGCCTCTTTTTTGCTTTAGTGCCTGCGGTGCGGGCCTTCGTCCTTTAGCCATTTTCTTTACTTCCTCAATTCCTCATTCAATTTTGACACCATAAAAATGGTGG